TGATTCTAGAGGCGCAATAGATCCCGACAGAAGACAACCTATTACTTACATGCAGTATTCTCCTGTACACATGAAGAGAGCGTTCGAGTTCTTAACGTACAATAAGGATGACCATTTTACATACATGTATAGTTACACGGGCAAGCATGACACCGCAGTGTTTATGGAGAAAACTTGTAGCGGAACAGATAACGCTACTGAAAAACAGTTATGGATCATGCCGCAGCATTGTAAATTGGAGGAGGAAGAATAATGGCTATCAAAATAGAAAAAATAACTATGACAATATCAAGTGATTCAGAAAGTTGTGCATTCGATACAATAATATCTAAGGTGCAAGATGGTGAGTTAATGGGAGAGTATAAACTTATTAACTACGAAAACCCTATTGAATACATATTGATACAAAGTAAACACGAGAGTGTAGGTGAGTAATGGTCATTATTATTGATGGTGTTGAAACCAAAGTAACAGTACAAGATTATTTTAAGGAAAAAGATGGGTTCTTAGAAACTTTATATGAGTGGCTAGACTCTAACGATATTGATATAGAATTTAATAAGGATGGTGCCTAATGGAGTTCCACTTCAATGTCGTGAGTCATATCATGGTCGCACTCGGCAGCATAGTGTTAGGTTACTATTTTGCTAACGAGCAATGGCGGACACGTAGATTATGGGAATGGAAGAACGTAACCCAAGAGCTACGCATAACGCAAACAGAAAACCATAGACTCGAAGAGATAAACGCAATTCTAGTCGGACAATTAAAGGAGTTGAACGTGTCAGGAAAATAGATCCCCAGGAAATTCGAGAGAATCAGCAACAACGCCGCCTCGTTGTTGCTTTTTCTTTTACCTGGAAAAAAACAGGGTATTTAAAAGCCATGAGAGAGTCCTGGAATTTGTTGCTTCACTATGTCCCACACATAAAACCCCATAAACATTGAATTAAATCCTTGTATAAGTTTTATATTTTGGTAAACTTTTATTATAACTTTAGGAAGGAGTTAGAAAAATGAAGACTATAAACGAGACCGCAAGCAACAACTACATAGAAATTTGTCCAGGTTGTCTTGCTTGCTACAATCAAGGGCGACTAACTTTTTATTGGTTCCAAATCAATAAAGAAACAACTCTTGAACAAATCCAAAAAGCATTGGACATTGAGCAGATACACAAAAAAGCAAGGACTCCGTACGCATGCGGCGGCGATGAGGTACACATCCAGGACAATGATTTTGGCGGCGGTGAGTACATGACAAGCGATGAGTTGTATGGGCTTGTGCAGTTGCTTCAATTGGTTCCAAACTTTGATTATGTGAGAGCGTTCAAAGAAGTGTTTCTTATGGGTGACGAGTTGGACGTAAACCAGGAGCCAACAGAGGCGTTCAAAGAGTTTGCTAATAATGTTCAAACGTTTACTTCACAGCAAGATTTAGAGTTTGAATTAGAAGAAAGATTTGTAGAACTCTATGACGTGCCTGAACATCTCAATCCGTTCATAAATTGGAGTGAAGTCCGCGAGTATATGCTTGATGAATTAGAGCGCGCAGAGATTCGCGGCGTTACATATCTATGGAGTAGTTACTAATGAATATCTTTATATTATTACTCATAGCTAGTCATTCCTTTTTTGTTGTGTATGCCTGGAGTCTACGCCAGGAATTAAGAGAGACACAAGCAGAGTTGGATGAGTACGTTAATTATATTGGTGATGAATTTGCAGAAGCAAAAGAGAGGGGAGAAATCTAGATGACAACTAAAACATTAACTAAATCATGCACGAGTGAATTGTACGTTCAACGCGTAGAACATAACGGCATACTAATACTGACAGATAATGAAACAGGCATTTCTATGCGGTATATGGGTTATGGAATACAACAAGCTAAAAGACTATTTAAAGAACATGTTAAGGAGATGACAGTATGAAAAATCAATTAATTAAAGCGATAAAGAAAATGTTCGAGGAAAATTGGACGAGCTTAGAGTTAGGAAGCAGTCAAGCGGACAGAGTGGAGGCGTATGTCCTTGCAACTATTAAAGAGGTTTACGACAAGAGAGGGCTATAAGGTGCGACTCCTGGAATAAACAACTCCCTTATTGTTTACGTACTAACCAGGAGAGAGAGACAGGCGGCGCTTCGGCGCCGCTTTTCTTATTGTGAGAGAATAATAGATCACCAGGACAGAAGAGAGACGAATAGATCTCCGTGAAAATTTTGTAGATCGGAAAATCCTGGAAGAAAATTTTGTAGATCGTGACTCCTGGAGAGACGTATATCCTCTATTTTAAGACGAGAGTATTCGATTTGATAGGCGAACGCATAAGTCAGCAGTCCAGGACAAACCGCCTACGATTCGCCGCACCGTGCCGCACTACCCACACACACGAATACAAAGCAATATATAACCCCCATACCTTAACCTGGCGGTCGATAAAATATGTATGAATTAGTCAATTTAAACCTGGCAATTTGTGGAGGTGGTGGGAGTCGAACCCACTGTTATTAGATGTTTATATGGGATAAGATCTAACACGAAACCAGTACACCCCCGTCTACAGTATACTATATATAGTGTAGTCTATGACCACTATATGTGGTATAACTACCAGTAGTATGTTATATTACGCAGATCCTGTAATATAACAGTCGAGCGCTCGGCAGTCGTAGCAATCCCTGTGTCACTCCCAACCCAACGCAGTTTATTAAGTGCAGTAACGTAAAAATATTGTCTCTCTCTAATAAATAAAATGTGAGGAAGATCCCTCAACGGATGACTAAGGCGGTCCTGCTAGTCCAACCACAACTCTTTTGTATTATCATATGGTGTTTGTATAGGCAGGAACACCACATTACTTATCCCACGTATGCTACACTATACCATAGAGATATGTCAAATAAAGAAAAAATCACCATCTGTACAGCAGACAACTGTCTGATCCCTTTACCTGAAGGTCGTAAGAAGTATTGTAGTGATAGGTGTTCTAAAAGAACACGACAGAGAGCGTGGAGAGCTAGTAAACCCACAGCAGAGATACAGAACCCCAAGCAGGTAGATGAGAATGTACAGAAACGACGTGGGGATTATTATGCCATAATGAAACAGAAAAATTTTTTTCACGACATATTGAGTGGTGCTAAGACTAAAAAAGAGATCGCTAATATACTAAGCTGCAGTCCATCAACAGTATCTAGGGCAGTAGCTGCTTACTTAGAGGACGTAGAAAAAGAGGCGCTGCACGAAAAGAGGGGGGATCCCTTCGAGCTGCAGGCGGACGTAGAGTCCTTTGTAAAGTTTAGAGATGAATATTTCCTGACAGAGCGTGGTGAAAATTATGAAACACCTGACTTCCAAAAGAAGTGGATAGGTGCTATCTTAGATAGTATAAAGTATGGTAAGCGACTTATGATCTTGTCTCCACCTAGACATGGTAAGACAGATCTCTTAACTCACTTTTGTATTTACATGATATGTAAAAATCCAAACATACGTGTTATGTGGTGCGGTGGTAACGAAGACATTGCCCGTAACTCTGTAGGTGCGGTACTAGACCATTTGGAGAATAATGAAGGACTTATACAAGATTACGGAGACTATGACGGATTTAGACCTAGCAATAGAGGTGGAAAAAGTTGGTCGTCCAGTCAATTTACTGTTGCAACTAGAACAGTCTCTGGTATTAAGTCACCAACTCTTGTCGCAATTGGAAAGGGAGGTAAAATCCTTTCCCGAGACGCAGACCTTATTATTGCAGACGACATCGAAGATCATGGCACAACTGTGCAACCAAGTGCTAGAGAAAACACCAGGAACTGGTGGACTACAACATTACAATCGCGTAAAGAGGAACATACAGGAATGGTCGTCATTGGATCAAGACAGCACCCCGACGATCTTTACCATCATCTCTTAGAAAACAAAGCATGGGAATCTATAGTAGATAGAGCGCATGATCTAGAAATACCTTTAGAAGATGAGTCATTAGATCACAAACCGCATATGTTATGGCAATCAAGACGATCACATAAATGGTTATTAGAACAGTTATCTGCAGCAGAGACTGTAGGCGGTAGAAATATATTTGAGATGGTATATCTTAATAAAGCAGTACCTGACGGTATGGCATTGTTTACCGCAGAAATGATTGATCAATGTATAGACAAGTCACGTAAGCTAGGAGACATACCACCTGGTACAACACTTATTGCAGGACTCGATCCTGCGAGTACAGGGTATCAAGCAGCAGTACTATGGGCATATAATATTAAAACCCAACAAGTATGGCTTGTAGATATTAAGAATGATCAGGGTGGTGGTGTACAAAAAGCACATAAACTTATGAAGGAATGGTACGACAAGTATTGGTTATCACATTGGGTAATTGAAGAAAACGGTTTT